CGGTATAACTTTCACCCACATAGCCCCAGTCATTTACAAATCTATCGTTGCTGTAGGTGTCGCGTGTGTTGTAGCCAAAGCCAGTGGGCGTGGTTTGTAGATTGCCCGAAGTTCCGTTGGTGTTTGGCACACCTTCATACTGTTGCACAGGATCTTTATAGTAGTAACTGAAGTAGTTGTACCACATGTTGCGAATTAAATCACCACCATCATCATTGAATGTTATGGTAACAGGTTGATATTCAATTTTACTCTGTACCAATCGCTTGCGATTGTACTGATTCATTGTGTCAACTGATATTTGATAACTGGGCAAGTCAATGGTTTTAACCGACAGGCCAATGCTGGCAGCATCGCCGTTGCCAACCATGGCTTGCAAGAATGGGATTGCACCAGAATTTAAATTGAAGAATGTGTGGAAGTTAAACTTGAGTCGTGGTGCAAGTTCGTATCCATTTGTACGAAAGGTTTTACTGGCATGGGTATAATCTCTTAACCCGTTGTCGCCAATAAAACCTTTTAGAAAGTTTTGTCCAAAACTCATTAGACTACTTAGGCGCCTTGCGTGCCACCCAAGCCAGTTACTGTGCCTAGTGTAGTGCCAAGGATGGTGCCTGTTTCGCCAACACCACCACCAACAACCTGGTTGGCATTGTCAAAGGTAATACTCAGTGCAATAGTCATTGCTTCACTGGTTGCGTAATTGGCATCACCATAGTTTACTTCTTTCAAGTAGCAGCCATACAATTCCCATGATTCAAGCACAGTTGGAGCAACAGCACCATTGCCACCGTCAAGTACTTCAAACTTGGTTGTGAACTTGTAATCTGCACCTGCAGCCGCTGATGCCATTTCAAAGAAGTCCAATTGTTTCTGCAGTTGTGATCCAACCAGTTGTTGTACATTGGCTCCGGCATCGTCACGCAAGTTGCAACTTACATCACCCCATGAGTGCTTGCCAGCCATTTTAAGAGTGGAGTTATAGATTGGAATATCTATATTTTCAAATGTCACTGTTGGGCGTGTAAAGTCAATGACTTGTTTGGTCATCTCGGTAACCGGACCACCTTGCACACCAAAATTTTCAAATATCACTCGGAAGCGATATTTTAATTTTGGCATTAATATACCTGTACTGCCTTGGCTAGCGTCACTTGCCAAGGGTACTGTCATTTTGTTTAACGATGCTGAAGCCATAATTTTTATCCTCTGTTACTGTTATTTATGTTATCTATACGTGACTAAAAATAGGGACCGGGTCCCTATTTTATTAGCCTCCGGCAGCAATTTCTCCGGTGTTCTTGATACGAACTGGAATGTAGATAAACTCAACAGCCTTGACTGGCTCAATGGCAATATCAACATACAATTCGTTGCGATCTATACGTGCAGGAGTGTTGTTTGATGCATCGCACACCACTAGATAGTCATAGATACCACGTTTAGCAACCAGGTCAATCATTAGACCGTCAATTGCGTTTTTAATCTGATTGCGTGTGATCTGATCATTTGGTTCAAACAAGAACTGCTTGCCGATGATGTCCAAGCGTCCACGGATGAATGCAACCAAACGTGACACGTTGATACGATCCATAGCGGTTGTAAGGCTTGTGGTTGTTTTGTTACCAAAGTTAGTGATACCAACACCAGGAATGAATGTGATTGGGTTAATTGCATTTTCATACAAGACATCACGCAGACCTTGACGTACACCCAATGATGTGAATTCGCCTGTGGTAGCATTGACATAGCCAAGTTGTACAGCGTTGTCAATTACACCACGACGTGTTCCGGCTGGAGCAAACCAAGGGAATGATACTTCGTCACTGCGAATAATTGTGCGAATCATCATGTGACTTGGTGCTGTCACCACTGGACTACCGCTCAAGTCAGTTGTTTGGCAACTTGGGTAGAATACGCCCATGTATTGATTGCCCACTGTCAAGCCGTCGCCTGTGTCTAGACCTAGACCGTTGTTGTTGCTGGCCCACAGCAGGATGTCTTGTGGATCTAAGCGCAACGGTGTATCACCAATCACAAAGCCTGTGTTGTTGCGCTCGTTGTTGAGTGCAATCATGTTTGGCATCAATTCTGGGTATGCAGGAGTTGCCATCAAGTTGAACTGACGTTGTTCTTCACGAATATCTGTGTTTGTGTCAATGCCCGACTTCAGTGCAGCCACAATCATGGCACGTTGTGCTTGGCGTCCCATGTATGGAGCACCATTGGCTTTTAGTCCACTGGCTGTTACCCAGGCATTGGTCACTGTGGGCAGTGTGTCATCTGGGAATGTGTCAGCATTGAAGTAATCAACTTGGAAACTCTTGACATTGAATCCTGAACGACGTGTGTTGAACAACAACATGCCTTGTGGATACAGTGTAGATTGTGGAGCATCTAGATCTAAATAATCACTGGTCAACAAACTAGTGATAGTTGGGAACGGTGCTGTGATAGGATCTGTAGTGCCGTTTGGTGCCCAACGTGCATCAGCAAATAACACACCATTTTCTGTAGTTTGATCAGTGTTGTCGATGGCCACCCACTGATCAACTCCATTCACTGGCTGCCAGCGATACAGTCTTGGATAGTTTTCTAAATCACTTGTGTCCACCCATAGATCACCAAAAACCAATGGTGATTCTGATTCGTCTGTCTGTGTTGTTGGTGCAGTGGCACTGATAATAGGACCGGTAGCATTGGTTGCACTTAGATCGTAACCACGAATATCGTTTGTCACGTTCTGATAACCTTGCCATGTGCCATTGTCTTGAATCATGATGTCAACTTGATCAGTTGCACTGTAGTACCATAAGCGACCATCTGCTGGGTCTTGATCAGGAGCGGCATCACTTGCTGTGTATGTGAATGTAGGTGTACCAACCCAGTTGCTCAAAATTAACCCAGTAGCAACACCATTTGCATAGTTGTTTCTTACTCCACGAACGCTGGTGCTAAACCCAGCGGTAGTGACTGGTGTACCAGTTATATTAATTAATGCTATTGTTCCGCCGGCTGCGTGTGTAAACACAACAGCACCTGCACTGTTGACTGTGGCACTAACGTATGGAATATTGGCACCACTAACTCCAGCAATGAAATCTTCAACTGTGGTTCCTGCTAGTGTAACTGTGGCAGTTGTATTAATAGCAGTGCCCGGTTGGCTGGCTGTAATTGAAAATGAGTTACCAGACACAAATGGCCCCGGAGTAGTATCGTTTCCTGTGATTTCTGTTGCACCAGTAGCATATCTTTCAAATATTGTAAAACTTGATGTGTTATTTTTTAATATGTTTGCATGAGCATATGTAGATCCCGCTGGAATATTTTTTCCGCCGCCACTGGGATCAGTTGTATACAACTCTTCATTTTCAGTAAGATATATTGGACATGTTTGTGCAACAAATGCACCTAGAATGGTACTGTATTTTTTAACAACAAACTGAGCTCCTTGATTCACATCAGTAATTTTTTGCCATACACTTCCAGTTGGTGCTGGCTGTGTTTGAGTCGCACCCCAACGTGGAACTGTATAACTTGGACTTACTTGATAGGTAGGAGCAAAATACTCGGTTGCTGTGATGCCCAATGTTGTCAGCGCAGTGCCAGATATGTTGGCTATTGAAATAATGCCAGTGTTGGCTGTGCTGCCGTCGTTAGTGGCAGTGGAATCAGCATACATGTATAATTTGCCACCAATTGTGGCTGCATATACTCCAGTAATGGCTGCGTCATTAATCGCATCAGCAATGCCATCCACTGTGTTGTTAGGCACAGCAGGAACTGTGATTGTTACGTCATTAACAGAAAAAGTTTGTGCGGCAGTCAACGTAGTTGGAGCCAATGTGCCTGACACAGTTGGCCAGGCAGTTTTCCATTCGTCACTACCAATCAATACCCAGGTATTGTACAAATCTGACAGTGCAGTAGCACTGGTCTGTGCGGATGTTGGGCCACCACGCTTGTAGTATCCTGGATTAAATGTACTGGTTGCAGTAACAGCATAATCACCAATGCTGCCAACTGTCTGCAGTGGAACTGAAGTTCCTGTTTCTAACTGTGTAGTGTTGGTGATCACAATAGGAGTTTGAACAGTAAAGATACCAGTTGTGATATTCCACTGGAAGATGCCCCATTCAGTGTTTGCAGTGTCTAACCAATAGGTATTGTTGGTTGGAGCACCCAATGGGCGTGTCAATGATGCTGTTAGTTCTGTTAAATCAATGTCAACACGCTGAACATAGCAACGATTGCTTACACCCAGTGCAGAGTATGCTGCCAACAGGCCGTATTCGTTTAGTTCGTACCCATTGATTGGAGTACCAGCAGTGGTCTTGTAGAAGAATGGGTTGCCAAACGTAGCGGCCAAATCTCGCTGACTGGTCATTAAATAAACACGGTTAGCATTTGCTGCCAATGTTCCTGGTGCAACGCCAACTCCAGCGGCACTGGTTTTGTTCTGTGCCGTTGCTATTAAAATGTATGGTACTGAATTGGTAGCAGCAGGGATATATTGACTTTCGTCGATAATCGTTACTTCTACGCCTGGGGATACTAATGCCATGGTTAAATCCTTTTTCTAAGTTTTAATATTTAGCACCTATGCGTAAAAAACACGATCATTCGACCCTTTGCAAAGGTTTTTTCCGCTAAATACTCCATGCAAAGACCTTTATGCCCTGCTTGTAATCAAAGATTGTGTGCTGTGAACTACCACCGTGATGGTGTGCCGCACTATAGAACACGATGTGAGCACTGTATCAAAAAACAACGTCGAGTGAAACCACCGGTGGCTCGTTGGCAATCAAGTGGCTATAAGAAAAAAGCCACATGTGATAGATGTGGCTTTAAATCCAAGTACTCTGCGCAAATGTCAGTGTATCATGTGGATGGCAATCTACACAACACCACTGTGAACAATTTAAAAACAGTGTGCTTAAACTGCACCATTGAGATCAAGAAGTCTGATTTGCCTTGGCAGCCAGGCGATCTGGTGCCTGATTTATAACAGTTTGTATCTGCGTATACAGCGAGTCAATGCTGGAGTTGTTGTGCAACACAAAATCAAAGTCAGTACCTACCCAGGCTGTTTCGCTAGCATGAATGCCTTCATTCTTTAACCAGGCTTGTGCTTTGACATCCCCTTGATTTGCTCTAACCGCAATGTCAGTCCAATGCGGTTGAGTACCTCGCTCAACACGGAGTATAATGCCGCCCGAGGCACGTAAGGATTTGATTTCGTTGGGAAAACGGCAGTCACTAATCACAACATTGTCTTCACTGTTACGCAGTTTGTTTTCTAGACTGGCAATCCAAATGTCGTCGTGAAATCCAGAACGGCACACTTCTGTACCCCATAACTGTAGCATTAAACGTGGTGTTAGTTCAGGCATGTTCAAACGTTTGGCCCACCAGGAGTCCACCTGTTCTCTCCATTCACGGGCCTGTGCTGTGCGGCCTTCTAGCAGGGTACGATCCCAGCCAAACACCTGTGCCACTGCATCTTTAAGGCTGTTGGCAAAACTTTCACGCCTGTACTCGTGGAAATTCACCAGGTAGTCTGCAACAGTATCTTTGCCAGATCCAATAAATCCGCATACGCCAATGATCATGATAATTCCGTTACATTTAAATGTTTGAGTGTGGTTTGCAACAACTCAATTTGTCTACGGCAGTCTTCTAACGCATGATGACTTGTAGGCGGTTTGGGCAGGCCTGGCCACAGAGCAAACACTGTTCTCGAATCTCTAACTGCATAAAACTGCCACGGAATTGGTTTTCCGTAACTTTTATAAGCATGTTCCAGGATGTTCATGTCATATGTGGGACCTTGTGCCCAAACACGATTGCTTTGCCAAATCAGCCGGCCCAACTCATCCAGTGCTTGGTCTAACGGAATTCGGTCTTGTTCGTGAAATGCTTCATCACGTGCTGCCGCAGGTTGAGTTGCCCACCAGTCAATTGTGCCTTGTTGGATTGATCTATTTTCTTGGCTCTCTAGTGCGATACGAGCATAGTATTTGCGCTCATTGTATCCAGAGCCTAGCGGATCAAAACTCTGGGCCGCAATGGTTAGTATTGTGGTGTCAGGGCCGGTGCCCAAACCTTCTAAGTCAATCATTAAATCTGCCATGTGTTATTATAACACACAACTGTATGATTTGCAACAGATGTTTAGCCGATTACCCAACTCAGGGGCTGTGAACCATCCACATAGTTCTTGAGATCTACCAGCAGTGCTTCCATTTGCGCTGTGGCTTCAGATTTCATTGCGGCACCGTTTAAGGTTCCGCCACCCTGTGGGCCTGCAATGGTACCAAACTTTTCACGTGCTTCACCAATGATCATTTTGCAGTTGGCCACCATGTAATCACGTATCCATTGACTGATCTGGAAGTCACTCAGCAGGTTGAATTCAGGTTTTAGATTGTAGGTCCAAAGCAGTACATTCTCGCCAGTGCCTTTTGGGTCACGGATAATCTGCAATTTCTTGGTAACAGGATTCCAAGTGTAGTTCATGTAGCCGCCAAACATACGTGCGGCCAGTTCAACATACTGGCTGTAGAAGTCATAAGTGGCCAGGCCGCCAGCCACGTTGAAGTTCATTAGGTAAACGTTGACACTGGCTTGTGAGAACGGATCAAAGTTTGACGAAAACGGTCCTGCACTATCGCCAAACGTTCTACGGAAAATCTGTCGAACCTGTATGGTTTCTTGGGGCAAGGTATAGATGTTTACATCCTTGACCAACTCCATAAAGGTATAACTTTCTTCATACGCACCCTGAGCACGTTGACGATACACACCAATTGTTTTTTGGTATGCGGCTTCGTAATGCTCTGCATCTAGTTCAAGGTCAATGATCTGCGAAGCCAGTTGTAACTGCACATATTCAATAAGGTTTTGTTTTAGCGTATTAAGGCTTGATTGTTCTTCAATTGCCATGGTATAGAGCTCCGTTCCAGTTATTTACCAGGATTTAAGGATGATCAGGTTCTCTGTGCCACGTCCGTTAAACGGTGTTTCTGTTGTGGTCAGATCCTTGTAGATCTTTCTAGCGGCTGGCTTGCCTGCGGCACCTAATGCTCGAAGCACATCTGCAGGCTTGCGTACAGTTTTTTGCTGGCTCTCTACTGTACTGAACCCAATAATTGAGTTGCTCTTTACAGTAAACGCCTGTGCGTGGCTGTCTGCTACAACATGTATCAGTTTACGCTTTTTGGTGTCATACAACCAGGCTTCTGCTTTGTCCACCAAACTTGCGGCAGGTAAGCCTTTGAGTTTGAGTTCTGCAAATTCCATGACATGCTTGAACTTTGCGGCACGTTTTTCTGGAGGCACTGCTTTGACCTTGCGTGGTTTGCGCTCAACCTTTTTAATCTGTACATACGCACCACAGTCCGAGATCACCAACTCACAGAACTTTACGCAATTCCGTAACTGCACCTTGCTCAAGAAACTGTAGCCTTGTACTAGGTCAGCATCTTTGCCCTCTACTGCCGCATCAAATTCTGCTTGTTTGCGTGTCCAGATTTGTCGAATGTCGTTTACCATCTGTGGGGCAATGTTTAGGCTACGCATCAGCACCACGGGCTTGTAGTCTGCGTTGAGTTTGGCTCCTGACGCAACGAAGTCATCAAACAAGCCGTCCAACTCACCTGCGCATTCTGATACCTTTTCACGCAGTCGGTCCTGGATGGTGATTCGTGGTACTGAATCATCAACAGGTACTTCTGCTACCTCTTCATCTTGTTTGGATTCCAAAATCTCTCGAAGCAAGTTATCCAATTTGATCTGCTCGTGATCTGTGAGCTCCAGTCCTACCTGACTCATGCGGCACAACCAGCCTGTTGTGAGTCGAATTGAACTGTCTGGAATGCGTCGAAGTGTTCGAACATCGTCTTTACGACCATGTGCTTCCAAATAGTTTACAATCATGTCACGGGCATCTTTTTTGCCGTAAAAGTAATTGTACCAGGAGAATGCATGACTAAAGGCACTGATGCGGCCTTCTGTGGGTTGTGTTTTCCAAGTGGGTTCCATGCCCATGGCATTGGTATCTGCACTGCGTGGGTTTAGAGGTTTAACGGGTTTAGTTGCGATCATAATATTCCTTACTTAGTTCTGGGCAAGTGTTTTACAGCGTCAAAAAGTTTAGCGGCACGAACGACGTCAAAATTTTTGTGTTTGTACATCCAGGCCTTTTTGCGTTCTGCTGTTTCCAAGGCTTCTGCCAGTCGCCATTTAGTGTCAAAGTCTGCAGACATTATAATGCGGCTCATGTCCACAATGTCCAGTGCATACTCCACCCATTTTTCTGTGGCTTTTATCTTGTCATAAGACTGTATAAACCCCTTGCCTTTTGGGCCTGTGTACTTTGCTAAAAAGTTAACAGCTTTCATAACATACTCCTAGAGTGGTTAAGTGTGTATTATAGCAGTTTAGGATTTAATGGTCAACCGGTACCATAAATACACAATGATCTTCCATAATAACAAGTATAGTCGATGGTACAACCAAATTATAGAACGGGCGAAATGCCGTTTATTAACCGGCGAGTATAAAGAAATACATCATATTATGCCTAAATGCTTGGGCGGGAATAACGACTCTAGCAACCTAGTAGAGTTAACTGCCAGAGAGCATTTTATTGCACACTGGTTACTTACTAAGATGGTGGATGGCAATAATCAAAAAAAGATGGCCTATGCCTGTAAAATGATGATGCATAGTCGCGGAAAAGGACAACAGCGACATCGTGTTACTTCGAGGATATACGAAACATTAAAACAAAACTTAAACATCATCCTTAAAGGTAGAGAATTTACTGACGAGTGGAAAAATAAATTAAAAATTAGTGCCCAGAATCGTGCAGCCAACGAAAGCCAAAGAGTTAAACAAATTAGAAGAGAAACAATGATTAAAGTTAACAAGGCTCGTAAAGGCGAAAAACGATTAGCAAGTACCGGTAGTAATAATCATTTTTATGGTAAAGGATTTTTTGGAGAAGAAAATCATTTTTACGGCAAACATCATACAGAAGAAACATTAAAAAAATTACGTGGTCCAAAAACTAAGTATCATTGCAATAATTGTAATGCTTTAATAGGTGGTAAATCTAACTATGACAGATGGCATGGTGATAATTGCAAAGCAGTTAAAGGAGAATTAAAATTCCACGCCTAAGCATGTACCGGCCTAACCGGACAAATGATTACAAATACTTAGATCAAGTTATAAGTGAACAATACACTGTTGGCGGTTTGGATATTTACATCCACAAGTACATGGGTCCGGCCACAGGCGACCCCGGTGATGCAGATGCTACGCTTCCTGTTTACGAAACTTCAAATCCGTTATTCATTGAAGATTTACTGTTGCTAGAAAACCGTGATCGACAATACGATCCTGATGTGTATATACAACGCGGTGTGTATCGTGTGGCAGACGTTGACTTTGATCTTACACAATTTGGCTTGTTTTTGAACAACGACACTTTATTCATCACATTTCATTACAATGACATGATTGACACCATTGGGCGCAAACTCATGTCAGGTGATGTGATAGAGATTCCCAACCTAAAAGATTATCATCCCTTAGACAAAAGTCTAGCCAAAGCATTGCCGCGCTGGTATGTGATTCAAGATGCGGCCTTTGCTAGTGAGGGTTTCAGTCAAACTTGGCTGCCGCACTTGTGGCGGGTCAAAGCCACTCCAATGGTCAATGCTCAAGAATACAACAGCATTACCAAACAGGCATTTGAACCCAACAACATCTGGGATCCGGGTAATTATTATCCTGCTGGCACTGTTGTGAACAATGGCAACAAGTACTACACTGCCAACACCAATGTTCCGCCTGGCACAGACATAACCAACACCACGTACTGGACCGAAAAGACTCCAGACACCATTGCAGGAAAAACTTCTACTCGCACAAAAGATCTAGAATTAAACGATGCAATTTTAGTACAAGCAGATGTGGAAGTTCCGCTCACTGGTTACGATACAGTAAAGTTTTATATTCTTCCCACAGCAGAAGATGGACAACCTGCACAATCAGGCCTGACAGCAGACGAGACACCGCCCACAGTGGATGGCACACAAGGCGGCGAGGGTACTACACCGCGGTCAGATGGCTACACAATTGGCTACTTGACTGGTGACGGCATTGCACCAAACGGATTGCCTGTGACTCCGGGTGTTAGTTTTCCGGCAACTCCAGCAGTTGGCGACTATGCCTTGCGATTGGATTACTTTCCAAACCGCCTGTTCCGGTTCAATGGTGCGTCATGGGTCAAGATTGAAGACAGTGTTCGTATCAAACCTGTGTTTGAGTCCGAAGGGCCGGCAGCGTCACAACGAGCCAGTTTTGTCAACAATAGAAACACAGTACAGACCACTGACCGTGGTGCTATTCCAAGCCGACAGAGTTTGAGTGAGATCCTCAAACCCAATGCAGACAACGGTGGTTAAACAACAATGACAACAGAGAATTCAGCCGCAAATCCAATGTTCTTTTACGACGAACAAATACGTCGCTTTTTGCTACAGTTCACCCGCATCTTTTCAAACTTTCAAGTAGAATACGGACGCAACGAAGAAGGCACAGCACACACACTGGTACGTGTGCCTATACGCTACGGTGATTCAAGTAGACAAGTACAAACCATCATGCAGAACAACTCTGCTAGTTTTATGACATCTGTGCCCATGATGAGTTTTTACATTTCTGGATTTGACTACGATCGTCCCAGAATGCAAGAGCCCTACTATGTCAGCAACATTGCTGTGCGTCAACGCACCTACGATGATGTCACTGACACCTACGAAACCACACAGGGCAATGCGTTTACCATTGAACGCTTGATGCCTGTGCCATACAAACTCACACTCAAGCTGGACATATGGACCAGCAACACCAATCAAAAGATGCAGTTGTTGGAACAGATTGTGGTGTTGTTTAACCCTGCGTTGGAAATTCAAAGCACAGACAACTATCTTGACTGGACCAGTTTGAGCATTGTTGAACTAGAATCAACACAGTGGACCAGCCGGTCAGTTCCAGTTGGCACAGAAGATCCCATTGACATTTGTACAATGACATTTACCCTGCCAATTTGGATCAGTAGCCCGGCCAAGGTCAAGAAACTGGGTGTGGTTGAACGTATCATTGCCAACATATATGACGCCCAAGGTGATGCGTCAAATGCAGTGCTTGACAACGACTTGCTGTTGGGCACACGTATAGTGATCACTCCTTGGGATTATCAAACCTTGTTGATTGGCAACAAGTTACAGGCTCTGCGTCCCAGTGCTGTGATTGACGAACCCAATGCCAGTTTGACACCACCAGATTCACCACCAAGTAACTTGTTATGGACAGCATTGGTTGGTGCCTACGGAGTGCTACGGCCAGGTATTAGTCAGATCTTTTTAGAGCAACCTGACGGCACTGAAGTTGCCGGAACCATTGCTTATGACCCATCCGATGACCGATTTATGCTGTATACTATAGATGAAGACACTGTTCCACAAAATACCTTGTCACCTGTACGTTCAGTTATTGATCCGTTGCGCAGTGGGCCAAACGAAGGATTACCTGTGCCTGTTGAAGGACAACGGTACTTGTTAACCGAAGACACTGGCAGTGACAATGGCTACGCTGTGGCCTGGCAAGGCACACTGGGACAACCGCTGATTGCTCAAAAGAACGATATCATTGAATACCTAGATGGTCGTTGGCAAGTGGTTTTTGAAAATAATTCTAGTCCTGACAACCTACAATACGTAACTAATATAACAACTGGAATTCAATACAAATGGACCGGCACAACATGGGTCAAGAGTTATCAAGGACTATATCCAGGAGGCCAATGGAGAATAGTACTGTAAATGCTGTGGGCGTTTGGTTCTACAGTGTGAGCACACAACGATATCTGTATCTGTTGCGCAACGACTCACGTCACCCAGACTCGTGGGGCTTGCCTGGCGGCAAATTTGAAGCCAATGAAACACTAATCGAAGCAATGACACGCGAGTGTACCGAAGAACTGGGTCACATGCCCGAGTATTTGCGACTGGTTCCCATAGAAAAGTTCACCAGTGCCGATGGCGGATTTGCCTATCACACATTTTTCTGTAGCGTTGCTAAAGAATTTACACCTGTGTTGAACGATGAACATATTGGCTGGGCCTGGATCACATCCGGAACATGGCCAAGACCCATGCATCCTGGCCTGTGGTCAACTGTAAACTTTGATGCTGTTCGTGACAAAATGGCCACTGTGGAACACAGTGTTCAGATATCGCAGTGACTTATAAATGGACGAACGTCCATGCAGGCAACGTTGGCGTTCATACGCCATTCTTTAGGCACATTAGACTCTTCGCCAATGAATGTAAACTTAGTTGATGGATACGCTGTTAATACTCCGTTCACATGTGCTGACCATTCACTCACAGTGCCAACTGTGTCATTACTGTACCCTAGTGCATAAATTTCTTTGTGACCGTCAAAAGCTGCCATCCATAACACCAGAGCTTCCAAGGCCATGAGTGTGTTGTAAGGAATGAGATAAAATTGTCCTGGATGCATCAAACAGGTGCGAGTACTGGCATAGGCAATGTTATCGTCAACATATCCAGACTCAACAAGATCGTTGATAATTGTTTTATCAATTTCCACTGCAAAGTTCAATCGCATTTCTTTGGCAACGGTGCCTGTGCCGTATGTCTGTAACTTTTTTGAACTTAATAATCCACCTTTGTGACGCTGTAGTCTAGTATAGTCAAATAGATCTCGGTGTACATTGCTGCCAATACAGGCTGCACGGCCACTGATATGCTGGTTGTCAATTGGGTTGGCTACCCATTCTCTGTTTTGTGTTTTTTTGCCGCCACTCCATTTACTCTCAGTGATTACAAATTCACCTTCGTAGTCTGCTCTATATCGTTCTTGTATCATAATCGTCCTACTGCTACTTCGATGGTCACAACATCAGTGGAATTAATTATTTCCAATGACTTGCCAACCACACATCCAGGTTTAAACTTTGATGTGTCAATTGCCATGGCTGTTCCAGGAATGTCTCCTGTTACCAACACAGTTCCTTTGTTTACTGGTCCTTGTACTCGGCAAGGAACACGACCAGTTAATGCCACAGGTAATATCCATTCGCCTGACTGGCCAGCATTCATTAAGTAACTTGGATTTGTGGATATAACACCTGCTACAGCAGTGTTGTGACTGTTGTCAGTAACTGTGATTTCTTTGAGGCCACCAAACACAACCACAGTGCCAGGTATGTAGTCAGCATCTGCTTCGTAATTTTCTGCCAAGTCAGCATACTGTGCCGAAGTGGCCTTGGCAAAAACAGTGTTGAAGTATGTTGTTGCTGATCCAATGTTACCAACACCGTTGGCATTATTGTTAACAATATTACCAGTACTGACGTTACCAGTTGATACTGTTAAACTTGAGCCAGTGATGCCAGCACCAGTAATTGCACCAGTAGCAGAAATTGCACCTGCAACCGTTAATAGTGTCGATGGATCAAGGGAAAAAGTACCAATACCAACGAGACCATCGTTTCTGACTATCATTCCATTACCAATCGCAGTGTACACCTGTAAAGCAGCTTGACTGCCAGACGAACCTGATAAATCTATTCTTAATCCATAAGCCCCTGCTGTGTAATTTTTAAAATCTCCTGTCCAATCAGCAATAGTTTGAACCGTTTGAAATTTAACACTTGGTGAGCTTGTCCCAATACCTACACTGCCGCTTGTAGTTAAGTTACCACCTGTGACAGTACCTGTTGACGAAATTAGTCCAGCGGTGCTTATGTTGCCGCCAGTGATGTTACCTGTTGCTGAAATCAATCCACCTGTTAGTAGGTTACCACTAGTTGTGTTGGCTGTAACTGTTAATGCGCCAAGTGTACCTACTGAAGTGATGTTTGTTTGACTGGCTGTTGTCAGTGTGCCAGTTAAATTAGTACCAGATACATTGCCAGCAGTAACATTTCCAGTAACACTTAATGAACCCAATGTGCCAACTGCTGTTAGACTTGACGTTACAACATTAGATGATAATGTATTGCCAGTGAGTGTGTTTGCGTCAACTGTGGTGATAATACCACTCAGTTGACTACCATTGCCTAGAATGTAATTGCCAGTGATGTTACCGGTGGCACTGACAGCACCGTTTGTATAAAGAGTTGTGCCGTCCCAAGTTAAATTTGCCGAGCCGCCCATGGTTCCGGCATTGTTGTACTGTATTTGTGTGTTGCTGCCGCCAATTTGACTCAGTATGTTAATTACAAAAGTCAATGCAGTAGTACCAATAACAATTGGATTATTTGTGGTTAATTTCCATTGGGTGTCGTGATATAAAGAACCTTCAGTAACCATCACAATCATGCCGGCTTGTACTTCGCCGTTTTCGTTGCCGTCACTGGTGCGAACCCATGTGCCGTTGGCACCTGTGCCCACGGCGGATACAAAATACAGGCCATTTTGGCTGGCAGTGCTCTGTCCAGTTACCAAAACTCGATCGTCTTCGGCCAGGTTAACTCCGTCAACTTGACTTGGGGCTCCGCCGGCTAGTGTAACATCGCCGACTGTGATCACACGAGTTGCTTGTTTATAGTCTATATCAAAAATTTGCGAGGCACGCGGTTTGGTTAATCCCATGGTTCTTCCATCAATGACTAATATTTAGCCAAAAAAATAGGACTAGTCAAAGTCCTATTTTGTAGTGAAATTTTGTAAACTAGGTTGTTAATGTGATTGGGAATATTGTGCCAACCTTGGGCGTATCCCAAAAAATGTCAATGTAAGTAGGACCATAGTCATCCCACTGTGTAATAGTTGCTGTGGTGCTGTCCTGGAAAGTAATTGTACTGCCCACAGGATATGTGGCAATAACTGTGGCACTGTATGGTATTCCTGCGGCTTGAGGATTCCACCCTGTTACCCCACCTGTATCGCTAAGGGGAATGACTAATGGACCCGGGTTGCCCCCACCCAGTGTTACTCCTGCTCCTATGCTCCATCCTGGTCCTACTGATACTGTCATGATTTATTCCTTATTAAATTGTTAATGTGATTGGAAATATAACGCCAACTTTGGGAGTATCCCAAAAAATTTCAATGTAATCATCAGGTGTGTAATCATCAATCTGTGTAATGGTTGCTGTAGTACTGTCTTGGAAAGTGATTGTGCTACCAGGTCCATATGTGCTAATTATTACGGGATTAGCAGTTACTGCTGTTGCTTGTGAGGAATAACCTGTTAACCCGCCAACGCTGTTGGTAGCGATGGTTAATCCGCCAACACTAATGGCACCAAGACTCCAGCCTGGACCTATTGACCATCCTGGTCCTACTGATACTGTCATGATTTATTCCTTGTCTATAAAAAGATAGGGCCCGAAGACCCTATCTTGTTCACTTACTTATTGGATTAGTTGCGACCAATTACAACTTCAATTGTGCCTTCAGCACCGTCAAAGTTCTCCAGGGCTTTACCAATAATACTACCTGCACGTGCCGCATTGTCAACTCTGGCAGCACCATTACCGGCTGCCACCATCATGTCACCTTTGGCAACTTGGCCAACAACTCTACATGGTACACGACCTTGCAGTGCTACCATGGCCACGTGTTCGGCAGTTAAGCCGGCATTCATGATGTAACTTGGATTTGTACTCACAACACCTGCTACTCGAGTTGAGCCTGCTTCAGTGGACAGTGTAACTTCTTTGGCACCACCAAATGCCAACACAGTACCCGGTGCATATTCGGCGTCTGCTTCATACTTCTCTGCCAAGTCAGCGTATTGCGCACTTGTTGCCTTGGCAAACACTGTGTTGAAATACACACTAGAACTACCAATGTTGCCTACGCCGTTGCCGTTAGCATTAACAATGTTGCCACCGGTGATTGTGCCTGTTCCAACTGTTAAGTTACCACCTGTGATGTTACCGGTTGCACTTACAGTACCACCGGTTGCTACGTTACCAACCGTTGCTGTGCCAGTTGCACTGATCAATCCACCGGTTAGTACATTACTACCAGTTACGTTGCCAGTGGCACTTACATAACCAGTTATGTTAGCACCAGTTGATGTAGCAATCACTGTGTTGTTTCCAGCAACATTTAGAACAGCATTACCATTTGGTGCTGCAATACTGATTGAACTTGTTCCACTTTGGATTGATGTAACATCAATGTTGCCCACTTGAATGTTGGCTTCGGTTACGCCGTCGCTTGTGTAAACAGCAAATGTATTTGCACTGGCTTCTTTGAGTTGCAAGTTGCCCAGGTAGATTGTATTGCCACTAACATACAATGATTTCCAGTAATTGCTTGCACTGCCTAGAGATTGTGTATTGTTAGCAACTGGTAATAAATCGCCAGTGATGCTGACTACGTTTGCAGTTTCACTTGTTCCTACAATCGCGTTGCCGACAGCATTTGAGATGCTGCCAACAGTGGTAGTGGTAGTAAACATACGCACATCAATCACGTCGCCTGCGGCAGGTGCTTCAGTAAACGTCAATGTAGTGGTACTGATTGAGTACGCGGTGGTTGGAATCTGTTGAACACCGTTGATTGCAACAATAGCACCAGCAGTGGTTGAGGCCTGTGTCAGGGTAAATGCCACAGTTGACCCATCACCGTTGAACTGATTATCAGTGATAACTGTAAACGATGGTGTACCAACTGTTTCCCATCCTGTTGAGGCGTATTGTTCTAAACTATCAACTGATGTGTTGTAACGCAACATACCAACAACACCTGTTGGACGCTGTGCTGTGTTACCAACTGGGAACAGTACGGAGTTTGTAGTATTGATTGCCAGTACAGCACCAGTAGTCTGTGTTGCACTGCCAATACTGACGGTGTCTGTTCCTGCATCCACAAACAACAAGTTAGCAACAGTGTCACCATTCACAGCAAAGTTTACATCGGCCAGCGCAGAGTTGATGTTGACAACGCCGCCGCCTGCATCAGTGATATCATCACCTGAAATTACAATGTTGCCAAACTTACCACTTGTTGCAATCACGTTGCCAGCAGTAACATTACCTGTAGCACTTACAATACCACCTGTTATTATGTTTCCACCTGTTACATTAGCAGTAGCACTGACAGTGGTGGCTTCTACATTACCAATAAATGTCTGACCGGTTACGTTACCAGTAGCACTTACAGTAGTGGCTTCTACATTACCAATGAATGTTACACCAATTACATTACCAACAGCACTTACATTGCCTGCTGTGGCATTGCCTGTGGCACTTACTGTACCACCTGTGGCCAAGTTGCCACCAGTTATTGTGCCGTTTGCACTCACAGTGCCTGTTACGTCTATGCCACCTGTGGTAAACACTACCACATTACTTGTGCCGCCAATTGTAACATTGGCATTGCCGTTTGTAGCAGTTGTGATATTGGTGTTGCCATTGACTAATGCAATAGCACTATTAGCATCCACACCGGTCAATTGTGAACCGTTACCAATGAAGAAACTACCAGCACCTGCAGTGATGTTACCAACAGAACTTATTGTACCGCCTGTGGCAACATTGCCTACGGTAGCAGTACCTGTTGAACTGATTGTTCCGCCAGTTAAGAAGTTGCCACCTGTGATGTTGCCAGAGCCAGAAATGTCACCACCTGCACCACTGGTTAGGATATTGCCGCCGGTGATGTTGCCAGTAGCACTAATTAATCCGCCTGTGTTAATGTTGCCCAGTGTGGCAGTTCCTGTGGAACTCACAGTGCCACCTGTTTGTAAATTGCCGCCTTTGATGTTGCCAGTAGCACTGATGCTTACTGTGTCAAAATTACCATTGGATGTGATGTTACCAGCAGTTAAGTTGCCAGTGGCACTTACAAGTCCACCTGTGTTGACATTACCAAATGTACCTGTTCCAGTTGAACTTACAATGCCGCTGGTTAATACGTTGCCAGCATCTACGTTGCCAGTGGCAGTTAAACTTGTGCCGGTTGCCGCACCAATGTTTGGTGTTGTCAGCACAGCATTGGCCGGAATGATCAACTGGTTACTGCCGTTGATGCCAATTGTGGCATTGGCAGAACCATCAGTGTTGACGTTGAACTGTGTGCCATTCAATGACAGCGCATTGCCTGCTGTGTACTGTCCTGCTCCAGAGAACTGTGCCCATATAATTTCTGTTGCGCCAACTGTGATTGGACTTGCACTGTTGTTGGTACATACCCAACCTGTATCAGCCAGTACATTACCAGTTTCAACAAATGTAAACGCACCGTACATTTCGGCCGGAATGTCAAAGTCCACAGCACGTGTCAACACGTATGCTGTGCCAGGAGCACCTGCTGTGGTTACAACGTAGATACCGTTGAATGCAGCCGATGGTGTTGAATTGTTGACAAATGCGCCTGTTTCGTTCTTGACCAGCACTCGCTGACCTGATGAAACTATTTCACCATCAATGGTCAAGTTACCTGCAACATTGCCTGTCAGTGTTGCACCAACACCGCTGGTGCCGTTGTTGTATACATAAGCAGGCAGTGAAACATATGTGGCTGCGTGTACAGATGCTTTAAGATCAAGACCTTGCGCCACTGCATCAACATAACTCTTGGTTGCGGCATCTTGTGCCTGTACTGGATCTTTAACACCGTTGATGAAACTGGTGTTGACATTGATGTTGCCTGTTCCATTTGTTACCAAACTAATGCCACTGTTGGCAGATGTAGAAGTGATAGTTACCGAAGGTGCTTCAAATCCAGCATTAGCAATTATAAAGTCACCATTGACATTACCGGTAGCAGAAACAAATCCATTTACATTGACATTGCCAAATGTTCCTAAGCCAGAACCAGTGATGTTGCCAGTTGCACTGATCAATCCACCTGTTAAGATGTTGCCACCAAATACATTTCCTGCGGCACTTGAAATGCCGCCAGTTAATATGTTACCACCAGTGATGTTGCCAGTGCCGCTGATTGTTCCACCTGACTCAACGTTGCCCAGGGTGGCCATGCCAGTTGAACTGATTGTTCCGCCTGTGGCCAAGTTGCCACCTGTGATGTTTCCACTTGCTGATGCTGTTGTACTGTTGACTGCGCCAACTGCACTTACATTGCCAAATGTGCCGTTACCTGTGGCACTTACCGTGCCGCCTGTATCAACATTTCCCAGAGTAGCAGTTCCTGTAGCAGTAATTGTTCCACCTGTGGCAACATTACCAAATGTACCTGTTCCTGCGGCACTTACTGTGCCACCTGTGGCCAAGTTGCCACCTGTGATTGTACTGGTAGCACTTACTGCACCACCTGTGTTTACATTGCCAAAAGTACCTGTTCCTGTTGCACTGACATTGCCTGCTGTAGTAAAATTACCAGCAACCGCAGTATTTGAAAGTGCAACACCTTCGGCATTTGATGTGATAGTCTGTGTACCAATGTAGATACTGTTGCCAGACAAATATAAATCTTTCCACAGTGAACCAACAGCACCCAAGTTATAAGTTGCAGATGCGGTTGGAACCAAGTTGCTGTTGACTGTTCCAGTGACTGTCAAGATGTTGCCAACTGTGACGTTGCCAACAACTGAAACATTAGTGGCCAATGCCACTGTGACACTACTTACATTGCCAGTAACTGATGCCACCGCAACGGTGATTTGATTGGTTGTTCCGTCAAAGTCAATTGTGTCGCCACCGTTGACTGCTTCGGTGGTTGTGCCGTCAGAGATGGCAAAAGATGAGTTGCCCAATGTGCTTAAAACATATGCTTTGGTGGCAGCATCAGTGTTGGCAACAGGATCAGCAACATTGCTGATCACAACATTTCCAAAACTCACAACAGAGTTGGCTGCCACTGTCAAGTTGGCAATGTTGCTTTGACCAGCAACAGTTAATCCAGCAGTTACATTGGCGTTCAATGTGGTAAGATTGGCATACGCTAAAATGTTGATTGTGGTTGATGTTTCTGCAGTGTTACTGAATGCTGTTACAAAGGTCTGTGCGCTTTCGTCCCAGACAAAAGCAATGTTGTTGCCAGTACCGCGTTGACCAAGGAAACCAATGTCCACTGCTGGAGCACCGGTCTGAGTAGAAGCCAGTAAAATAACTGGATCTTCAATGGTGGTAATGTTGGTATCAATCGCAGTGGTATTGCCCTGAACTGTCAAGTTTCCTGCAACAGTTAAATTTGACCCGTAGGTTAAATTGTTTGCGATTTTTGCGGCACTGATCGAATAATCAACTAATTTTGAACTGGCAACAATGGTTGCGTCAGTGATTTGATTATTCTTAATTCTGGTTACAGCCATTTGTAATTCCCCTGTTTTAACTTCAAAAATCGCTGACAACCTTGTCAAAGATTTAAATTTATATGTTATTTACCAAAGTCGTGGCGAAGTACACTGAGCAGTTTACTTTTCAGTGTGAAATAAATTTACAAGTCGGGAAGGTTATCAGATGTACGATTATTTACCAACCTGGTAAAAACATCTAACAATATGTGCTATTTTAGTGCAGATTATGTTGTGATGGTGCTGCCGATGGCCACTTGCTTCCAGGCACCACCTGAGTACACTGCCAAACAAGGAGACCCAGCAGCGCCATTGGAAACATAGATCACCTGTCCTGTTGCCACATTGCCTAGTCCGTTGGCCTGTGCCACTGTGTATGCAGGCAGTTGTAAACTGTGACCGGCACTGATATTCAGTATGCTGGTGCTGGTCACTTGTGCCACAGTTGTAGAATTTATATCAAAATCAATGTTGCCGCTGGCTGTGGTGTTTACTTCTGCAGTTCCTGCAGAATTTGTCAAAGCAGTTACTGTACTAACTGTGGCAATAAATCGAATCTGTATAATATCAGTTGTGAGTGGAACATCAGTGAATGTTATCTGGGTCGAGGCCACTGTGTAATCAACGTTGGGTGTTTGACTGATACCGTTGATTGTGACCAAAATTCCAGTTGCAGTAGCAGCCTGGTCCAGAGTGTATGTGGCAGTTGATCCATCTGGCGTGATAGTTTGGTTGGTAATATTTGCTATTGCACCGCCAATACTTTCCCAGTCTGAGCCTGTATATATTTCAGTTTGATTTAATGCATTATTATATCGAATTGTGCCTTCCACAGCAGGATCAGGACGCTGTGTGGTGTTGCCGTAGGGTATTGTTATGCCACCTGTGCCAGTTATGGTCACAAGCCCGTTGCCTGTGGCTGTTAGTGTAATATTTCCGTTGGCCAAGTTGGTTGACACAGTGGTGTTGGCCACAGTTAAATTGCCAATTGTCACGTTGCCGGGATTGTTGGTAACCCCAAGAGCACCAACATATTCATATCCTGCAATATAAACTACATTTCCTGCTGTCAGCACAGTGGGGATTGTTTCGCCAATGAAGTTGAGTACACCGGCTTGTGTGTCAAAGAAATATTCACCTACGCCACTGATACCGGTGGAGAATATCTGTGTACCAGTGGCTTGAATATTGGCTGCGGCAGCGGGTCCTACATATACCTTTGGCAACCAGGTGGCCCCAAACTCTTGAGGAATCCAGTATGAAACATTACTCAGCCAAGTAGGCCGTATGCCGCCAATGGGCGGTACAGTGGTATCAGGTGCACACTGCACAGAATTTGAGTTTATTCGAGCATTGGCGATGCCAGTGATTGCACCAGCAGAGGAAGTGATTTGGTCAGACTGCATCCATACAATGTCGCCACGTATGAACGCTGGTGATGCTATGCTTTCGTTTGACGCACTTTTAGTCGCGGCATTGGCAGTCTTTGCAACACCTTGCAGTTTCTTAAACAGTAAGTCAACGTATTGTGCGATTGAGACTGCCATTAGTTACTCGCTGTGTTTAGTGATAGGCCAGTGACTGTCTGACCTGACGTGAGAGCAATTCTCACATAAATTTCGTTTGTTGCTGTGCTGGAACTTGAAACAGTTCCAAAAGTACACGTTTTGTTTGTGCTGGCTGTGGTTACATTGGGCACAACCACACCGCCCAGTGCGCAACCGTCTGAGCCGTTACCCGGTGAGTTAACTCCAGGATAGCCAGCACCAGCATAGGCAGTGGTCATGGCAATCCAGCCATTGGCACCGCTACTGGCGTCAATCACTGACCCAGGCAGTGCCACCCACATACCGGCCACATTGCCAGCATAGGTAATATCAAATTTTGACACGTTGGTTCGTACAAATTTAATTGTAAAATACTGTGTTCCTGAACGTCCAGCACTTAGGTTAGGACCTGCAGGCAAATACCCAGTTGAGTAGTTGGTTTGATCGTGTTTGAGTACACCTTGTGCCCCTGAGCCTACCACTGTGGCATCGTATGTTTCCAGCGTTGAACTTTGGCTGTTGAAGTTTGCTTCGCTGCCAGTAAAAACTGGCGTGTTTCCAGACCCAGGATTGATGATACGAACAGCATTGCCTGAACCTGTGCCAACGCTGGTTACAACAACGTTGCCTTCGTCAATGGCAGTGGCAGAGCCAGACTTGTACAATGCAATGTTGCCCAGGGCCGAGGTCAATGTCAACGTGCCAGTTGAGTAACTGTTGTTGACACTGATGCTGGGGCCTGTTGAACTGCCGCCAAATCCTGTGGTTATGTTCGCAGTGGTTGAGAATGATGCAGATGCAAACGATCCCAGCACATTACTGCCAATATTACTGGCACTGTAGTTAACTGACGCAGGTGCCGCAAAACTGCCGGCTGCTGATCCTGAAGCCAAGGTGTTTGATGTTGGATATGTGTTGCCACTGACATTGGCCACATTGGCGGCAATGGCAAATTGTGTGGCATTGGTGTAGTGCGGAATGGTACTGCTGTATAACAGAGTTGGTGACCCTGGAGGGGTCATTGTGCTGCCACTGAAACTGGGAGTAGCCGGACTTGAATTGTCATAGTACCAGGCAGGTGTATTGGTATTGCCTGTGGCAGAATCAGATATGTAAACTTCGTTCCATCCAGCAGGTGCCGCAGTTCCAGAAACAGCCGATGAAAATACATACCAGAATCCGGCAGCAATGTTGGCATTGGCGTTGCGATAGTCAAAGTTGTTGGTGATCACAAGATTGCCGCCGTATGTTCCGTTGGCCGTTGGGCTTGCACCAGTGTTCAGAGTTACAGTACCTACATTGGCACCATTGCGAACCGCAGTGATTGTACCGGAATCGCCCGGGCCAACAGTGCTGATAGTGTTGGTAGCATAGGTGGCAACACGTAGAACCGTGGTGACAGTAGTGCCAGCGGCCACTGCTTTGTTGGCAGCAGGTGTATTATCTACCTGTGTGATATTGGCCATTCTGTATGTGGCCAAGCCAGAAAGTGACAGTGTTTGTCCACCTGGAAAATTAGCAGGAGACGGCGGTACCAATTTTCCCAGCACTGTGTTTAACTGTGTGATACCATCAGTCACTGTGGTAGTGGTGGTTAAGGTAACAGCATTACTAACAAGGTTGCCTAATGTGTTAGTACCCATTGGGATAAGATTGCCCACTACGCCAATGTCAGCAGCTGACGACCATGTCAAATTGCCAGAACCATTGGTACTCAACACATAATTTGCAGTGCCGCCTGTGATTGTGATATTGGCATTTGAGCCCAGTGACAATAATCCAGATGCTGCCGATATAGCGTTGCCAGATAACGTTACTCCATTGGCAACAAGATTACCAGTGGCGTTGACCGTGCCATCTACGTTTGCACCAGTGCTGGTGACTAATAACACATTGGCAGTGCCTGCTACACTTGTAGCAACATTAGAATTTGCGTAGACTTTTACATTGCTGTTGCCGTTTTGAATTGATGTGGCATCAATTCCTGTTAATTGACTACCATTGCCGATGAAAAAGTTGCCAGTGATGTTGCCTGTGGCACTCACTGTGCCTGTGACATCTGCACCTGTTCCTGTGACCACAAACACATTGGCGTTGCCGCCCACACTTGTGGCCACATTTGCATTGGCATAGACTTTTACATTGCTATTGCCGTTTTGAATACTAGTGGCATCAATGCCGGTCAGTTGGCTGCCATTGCCAATGAAGAAATTAGCAGTGATATTGCCTGTGGCACTCATCACACCTGCGGTATTAACATTAGCACCTGTGATGTTGCCAACTGCGCTTACAGTACTAGACGAAAAAAGATTATTGGCCAGTACATTGCCAACAATGTCAAGTGCTTGAGTAGGAGTTGCGTTGTTAACACCAACTCTGGAATTTACAACGTCAACAAAGACGACCGGAGTGTCGGCTACTGTATCAGAAATTGCCAGATTAGAACCATCTCGTTCGAGAGTGTTCTTCAACATCTGTCCTGCAATTTTGCTAATAGCCATTGATTTTTTCCCTTATAGGGTATTTAGTTGATGCAATACTTAGGTTGAACTGTGTATCACGTTGATTGGAAGACCCAATGGCGGTGCGCTTGTAAATGTAATATCAAACCCACCATTCACTGTGTAATTTGTCACTGGTATTTGATACACACTGCCAACAAACACAATGATCTGTTGTGCTGTTGTTTCCTGCACAGACATTGTGAACACTGTGGTAACGCCGTTACCCACAAAATCATCAACTGTGTATGCAATAGATCCTCCGGCTGATAGGGTTGACCATATGGCTCCGTTGTAGAATTCAATCAATCCTATGTCGGTGTTGAATCTAAATTGTCCAAACACAGGTGCGTCCGGGCGGGTGGCTGAGCTTCCAGTTGGCATGACCACCGACGTGCTGCCAGATTCTAGTCGGCGATTTTTAACCCAGTTTCCCATATTACACTGCGATCGAACTCACTGTAACAGTAACACAATCTGCAATGTTTGCTTCAACATCAATGAGATCGCCGTTGTCTAGTATAAGTCTTTCTGTTGATATAACATAGGTGTCACCTATGTTGCCACTGCCAGCAGTGAGTAAAATCTGATTGTAAATCATATTTTCAAAAGCAGCGCCAACACTGTCATCACTGTTGATTGCAAATACATTAACTGAAACATCTGTTCCTGTGGTATTGCACAAATATATTGTGGTGATTGCCTGTTGGCCAACTGCTTCAAATACTGTAGTTGGTGTAGTTGTTGTTAATCGTGTATTGGTGATTGCCATTTTGATTCCTTAAAGTACAAGACTGTATGCAAGAGCCTTGCGTTTGCTAATTAATTCGTCGCTCACTGTGGTGCTTCGCACATAAACACCAGTACCGCCTGCACCTTCGGTGTCATTGTACAGTGCGGCACTGTTTGCTGTTGCTGTGGGGGTTGACGCTATGTTGCCCAAAACCAATTGTCCTGTTATGCCCACTTTGGTATTTGTAGAATCAAATGTAAATTTGCTGTTACCACCAAAGGTGCCAGCATCGTTAAACTGTACAGAGTTAACAGGTGCACCTGGTGTAGTGCTTGTATTACCGGAAGCAATTGTTACATATGGTGATATTGGTGCACCACTGGCAGCAACACTGTCACTGATTTCCCAATCGCCTGACACTGTGTTAAATCGCAAACCTGCAAAGGTTGTGGTTGTTTTTTGAGCCACCAGGCCCATGCTTTGTATTGCACCGTTGTTGTTGGCTGCAACTGTGATGAATGGGTCAGTGACTTTGAGTTCACTTGAATCAATGTATGTGATGTTGCCAATCACATCTAGGTCAGCGTTGATGGTCAGCAGTCCAAGACCATCTGCTACTGTGATGGTATAGTTGCCGCTGGTGTTTTTTACTGTAGCCATTTAGAGATCCTTTTGATTATTTATCCGCATTACAAAGGTACTCAAATCCTCGTGAGTTAAGTTTTTAATCCGGTCCAACTCTGGTAATCGTGCTGTGGTATTGCCGCAGATGCGAATAAATTCGGTATCAGGGTAATCTTTGGCCACAGTTGTCAGTTGCTTTACCCAATTTCCGGTAAAAGTTGGGCGTGAATCATTGGGTTTGTAAAACTCTGTGCCAGCATACATGTTGTTGAATTGGTTGTGTACATTGGGACCCATATCAAATCCTATCAGGTAGATCCTGCCGTGTTGGTCTTTTGACGCAATGCCCACAGCATTTGGACCAGAACTAAATCCGTAATACTCTTTAGGAACAGACACAGCACCCAGACCAGGAATGGGTTTTCTTGTGTAGAATCGATGTCGTGCAGAATAGCCTGTTTCTTGTATCAGTTGGGCAATTGGGCGATCTGTTGCCACAAGAACGTCTGGTGTAAACTCTCTATAAAGAGCGTTACAGCCATATACTTTTCCCAATGTTTTGATGTGTTCCAACGGCAGTCCGGACCTGCTGACTCCGTTGCCCAACACAAATGCTATAGTCATAAAAAATCCCCACGATATTTAACCGTGGGGATCAGGGTTACAAAATTAAGATGTGAGTTTGTCAACCTGTGCCAAGTCAAGTGTACCATCGCTGTTTTGATTGGTACTGGCCCAGGTGGCTGTTTCGGCACCACTCTTGGCAAATGTACTTGCATCTGTAAAGAAGTTGGCTGCATATTCAATATCATTCACAACTTGATCAGGATTCCAAACATCACCAGTGTCAGCGTTGCCGCCGGTTTCACCACCGTTGAAGTCTTGTACAAACTTGTTGGTCAACTTACTGACGTACACAGCAGTACTGTCTCCACCCACTGCCATTGTAATGGTCATGTTGCCGCCAGCAGGAGTTGAATCGCTGGTCAACACGCACTGACCAATTTCTTGAGCTGTTCCTGTTGTGCCTGCGCCGGAGGCAGCAGTTGGTGTGAACACTGTGCCAACGTCAGCGCCTACTGGAGCACCCATGGCTTGCCAGTCTGTATCACCCAGCGTAAGAATACGCAATGCCACAGTGGGTGTTGCACCAATCACTGCATTTGCAGGATCAATACCAGCGGCAGTGGCCACTAGGAATTTATGAGCACCTTTTTGGCGCAGAATCACACTGCTGGCACTGCCTGTATAACTGTTCTGAATGTTGCCAGTCACTTCAACAATGGGATATGTTGTGCTGACAGCGCCACCTTGTAGGCCACCAACCACGCCGGTGAATGGCAGTGGTGAAGTTGCAGGTGTTGGCAAAACAACAGTGTTTGTGTCCATTGACGTTGGAGCGTCAAACGGAGGATATGCTTGATCAATTGCTACTGCGCCACCAGTGATACTGGAGCCAGTTGAATATTTTTGTATTTTTAGAGGACGACCCATTTTGTTTTCTCCTTAAAGAAGTCCGATGCGGGTTCTAGCCGCTACGCAGAGGTCTTAAGCCTGCATAAAACGCATGATTGCGTTGACAAGTATTTATGAGCGATTGATATTTTTGCAGTGTCAACATAACACGTAAATATTGTCATGCAAAACACAGAACAACTTATTGCTCAAGGCAATACCTACAGAGAACAACACCTGCCTGAACAGGCACTGCAACAGTACGCAACAGCAATGGCCACGGACAGAGGCTCATCGGGTGCGTTCAACAACTACGGCAATGTGTTAAGAGAGATAGGCGATCCTGTGGGTGCTGTTCCGTTTTTACAACGTGCCATTCAACTTGATCCAGCCAATGTAACACATCATTTTAATTTGTCAGTGGCTTACTTACTCAGTGGTGACTATGTACGTGGCTGGCCTGCCTATGAAGCACGGCATAATTTTGAACATTTAAAAGGTACAATTCCCAACTATCCTTGGCCTGTGTGGAACGGTGAAGATTTAACAGGTAAAACAATTTTTATTCGTGGCGAACAAGGCCACGGTGATATTATTCAGTTTGTGAGATTCATACAGAACTTAAAAAACATTGGTGGCACAGTCACAGTGCAAGTGACCAACGGATTGATTCCGTTGATACAATCCAGTGAAATTGGCCGTGGAGTTCGGGTGATTGGTTATGCCGAAAATCCAGGTGATGTATTTGATTACTGGCTTCCCATAATGAGCTTGCCCGGCAAGTTAAACGTTCGTGTAGACAACTTGCCCACTGTGATTCAATATCTAAATCCTGACCCTGCATTGGTTGCAGACTGGCGCAGGAATTTAGGTGTAAAGAATCGTCTACGAGTGGGCTTTGCCTGGTCAGGCCGACGTGACAGTTGGATCAATCAGCACAAGGCCATGCCGTTTGCGACCATGTTGAGCTTGATTCAATCACATGCAGATTACGAATGGTATAATTTACAAACTGACTGTACTACTGAGGAAGAAAAAGAACTAGTCTCAGCAGGAGTACGCTGTTTTCCAGGTGGTGTGAACTCGTTTGCTGACACTGCCGCATTGGTTACAAATCTTGATGTGGTGGTGAGTGTGGACACTGCCACTGCACATCTTGCTGCCGCATTAGGCAAGCCCACTTGGATCATGCTGAACAACTATGCACCTTGCTGGCGCTGGCTGTTAAACAGAGACGACACGCCGTGGTATGCCACTGCAAGATTGTTCCGTCAACCCCAAATAGGTGACTGGGACACAGTGGTTGAACGAATCAAGTTACACTTGAAATTGTTTAAGATTTAACAGGTTGCATTTGCACAGGCACAACAGGAGCAACAGGCTTAGGTTGTGGTAAACCCAAGGTTGTTCCCACTGGACTCTCATGTTTCTCAGGAAATAAGCCTGAATATTTTATTTGGTTGATCATACCAATATTTATACCCAATAAAAAAGCACTCCGAGGAGTGCTTTTTTTCCTTCCCATCCCTGGGGTGGATTCTCTGATTAGGAGAATGACAAGTTTTGAACAGCAATCTCGCCAACATAGTCAGCGGCGTTACCGAAAGAACTTGCAGTGTTTGTCAACTCTACGAAGCCATAACGAGTCATAAATGACACGACTGGTTCGAATGTTGATGGGTCAAGAACCACACCAGAACTCATTAGAGGAATGTATGGGCAATAGAATGCGGCAGCATCTGCCTCACTAGTACCTTTGTAGCCAACCAATACGTTAGCAGTGTCGCTAGCATATGAGTTAACAAATACACGCATAGCACCGTTCAATGTACCAACAAACTTGGTGTTTGTAGGTGCTTCGAATGTGCCTTCTGTTGTGCGAGCAAACGCAGAAGTAGTTGCACTTTGCAACACTGTCAATGCGGCTGGTGAAACAACAGCCCAGTTACCTGCGCCACGACGTGTACGTTGGGCGATCAAGTTAGCTGTACGGTTGATCAACACTGCCAAAGCAGCGTGTTCGTCACCTACGAACGTAGCAGTACCAGAAACGGTAGCTTGGTTGTATGTGTACTCAACAGCAGCCAATGTGCTCAAACTCAAGAGAATCTCTTGGTCAATCTCAGCAGTGATCTCTTGTGCAAGAGCTGCCATGATTTCTGCTTCAACGTCAATACCATGCATGGCTTGTGCGTCTTGTGCAGATTCAAATGTCCAACGTGCTTGCAACTTACGTGTCTTGGCTTCAACTGCTTGCTTCAAGATTTGAACGGAAATTTGCTTGCCGCCGTTACCTTCAAGCGTTGCTGTGTTAGCGCCTGTGTAAGTTGATGTTGATGTTGTATCTTTGCCAACTGTAGAGTATGCAGTAGCAATAGTGAATGGACTCAATGCTTCTTGACCAGCTGTAACACTAGTTGCGGCAGCTGAGTTGTCAGTCAAGCTGTTGGCGTAACGCACACGCAAGGTGTGGATTTGACCAACTGGACCTGTCATTGGCTGAACGCCTACCAACTCGTTAGCAATAACTGTTGGCATTACACGACGGATAACTGGTAGAATCACACGGTTTAGTGTGGCGATGTTGCCAGATGCTGTGGAACCAGCACTTGCGTTTTCTTTCAAGTACTTACGTGTATTCTCAAGAATAACGTTCATACTAGTGCGCTTAGAACCATTTAGACCTTCGAGCAATGCTTCCTTGGTCTCGTCCCAGCGACCTTCTAATAATTGTTGTGACATTTAATGTCTCCTTTTAAATTAATTTAACCCTGCCAAACGCTTGATGTCGATAACATTGCTAGATTCAGCACTGTCGTCTTCAATTTGGCTACGGGCAGATTTATCGCCGGTGACTGCTGACACGGATTCTGTAATCACTTTAGAGGCTTTTACAGAGCGGTCGGTTAGAACAGCCGGTAGATACTTTTCAAATGCGTTTTTCAAACGTGGAGTTTGGACGCTTTCGAGTAAATTACGCATGACATCTTGCTTCTCTTTGTTAAGAGGAGCCAGTAAATCGGCCAATGTGCTTTCACGCTCATTAGACTCTTTGATCATTCGTATTTCACGCTCTTTTGACTCATTAAGAACTTTTGCATTCCTAATAAGTTTGATGGCTTCTGCCAATTTTGCATCTTTGTTTGCAATTGTATCGTGTAATTTACGTACTTCTGCCTTCTCATTGAGATGAGTAGCACCAAATTCACTTGCATATGCTTCAAAGATACGACGACCAAAATTGTTCTCGCGAGCAACTTTAATGTCTTCTTGTAATTGACTGAGTTCAGCCTTTAGATGACGGCTAACAGATTGGCTCATTTTCTGTGCAGATTCTGTTACGAAACGTGCTTTCAATGCTTCCAATTGGCCACGTGCTTCACGTACTAGACGAACTTTTGTTTCTACAACATCACGTTTGTCAGTTGCGAATTCTTGAATTTCGCGAGCCAATGCATGAACAATAAAGCCTTCCAATTTCTGGAGTCCTTCATTGTGCTGCTTACGATCTTTACGCAGTTCGCTAATTTCTTCAGCAAGTTTAGTAACCATAAAGTTGTTGAACTTTGTAGCACTTTCATTCATCTTGCCTTGGAACTTAACGCGATCTTCTACCAATTGTGCTTTTTCGGCAGCAACGGCTTGAATTTGCGTAGTGAGACCTTCTGTTACCATACGATCTAGGGCTTCCACCATCACTGTTTTGTCATGTTCATAGCGTTGTGCAAACTCTTCGCGGAGTTCTGCACGAGCCTGTTCACGAGCTTCAACCAGCTTGGCTTCCCAAGCTTCGTTGATCTCCTGGCGAGTTTCCTCGGTGATCAAGTCGCTATCTAGTAACGGTTTAATAGCATCTAACATGCTTATTCCTCCCTAATTTTAAGATCTTTGATCAGCTTTACTACTTCACTTTTCAAATATCTTTGTACCTTGTTGTCCGCACCGGCTTCACGTGCTACTTCCAACAGTCTATGACCATACTTCATGGTCATGAGTCCTGCATAGATTGCTGTGGGATATGCATTTGGAGCACTGGGTTGTGCAACTACATCTACAGTGACGATTTCAAAATCACTGACATGTCCTGTTCTGTCGTCGACATTTCCTGACCCACGACTTGAAACACCTAATCTAACACCGCTGTCCAACATGGTTTTAACCAGTTGTCCCATTGGCGTTGGTAATATCTTCAATTTTCCATAACCAATTGCACCGTCGCACCACATTTTATCAATCATGTGACTCACACGGTCTAGGTTAATCTTAAGATCATCTGGATGATCTACTTCTCCCAATACCGAATTGCCACTTTTAAGTTGTTCATTAATAGTGCCAACTGCTTTACGAATTTCGTGAGCAGGGTATATTCTTTCATTAGCATTGCGTTTATCACCTTCAATGCAAATTCCTTGCATGTAAAGGGTTTTACCAGAACCATCCTGAGCATCCTCACTCAGCAGTTCGACCTGCGCTTGTGAGAATGTCAAGTGTTCTTGTAGGTAACGAGCCATAATCTCTTATACTGGAGATTTAGTGTTTACGCCTGCAGCCTGTGTTGTCACTGGCTTTGGTGCGGCACCTTGTTTAGGACTTGTTGTCATGCCCATATCTTTTACAGATGGAGCAGGACGGCCTTGTGCAGTGTCACCAGTCATCTTAACTGGGGAACCTTGCATACCTTTGGCACCTGAGTTCTGTGGTACTACACTTTTGGTGTTGGCACCGTCGTCGCCCATTTTAGCAGGAGCTACTTTGGACAAACTTACAGCTTCCATCATGCCCATTTCTGGCATAATTTCAGATGTGTCATCCATTTCAATAGCGTCACCGCCAGCATCCATGTCAAATTCTTGTTCTTCTTCGCCACCTTCGCCGCCCATCATGGCTTCAAATTCAGCCATTAGTTCGTCTAATTTGTCTTCTAGGTCAACTACGCGATCTTCAATATCGCCTTCGTTGTCATGGTCGCCTTCGATGTCTTTTGTTAAATCATCACCGGCTTCTTCTGCTTCGTCGTCAAACTCAGCATCCATGTCGTCTTCTTCGCTAAGACCTTCTTCTTCAGTTTCTACGTCGGTGATCAAATCGTCAGCAGCATCGCCGTCGTTTTCCATGCCTTCGTCAACTTCTTCAGTAGTTAATTCTTCTTCTTCTTCTTCCATTAGACTTTCGTAGATTTCGCGCGATTTCTCAACAACGATATCATGGAAAAGTTCTTTAGCTTTTGCTTCTTCATCGTTAATTACGAATTCAATTAACTGTTCAAATTTTGATGTCATATTGTTTCCTCCAAAGGTTATGGCTCATGTTTACTACTTACACAAAAGTAGTAAACTGAGCATATTTAGACGTCAAAACTGGTGAATTTGACTAGATTTTAAAGGCCTGGAGGGGCGGCCGGGGGAGCATACATCCATCCACTGAACTGTGGTGTATTACTTCGTATTCGCTGTCTTACAGTTGATATACTTATGCGATATTTTTTAGCAACGTCTAACACCAGTGGGTATTCTATTCCATCAACTATAACAGGCTTAATTTTTGCTACGGCACCCAGTGAGAATTTTTTTCTTTGTTCTGATGCCCAGGCGTCATTGGCCCACAACGTTTTCATACTATTACTGTTAGCAGTCTTGTGTTTATTATTTGTTAGTATTGCCTGTTTACTTCTTCTTTCTTTTTCAACAGGTGTTGTTGCTGCCTTGCGCATAGTGGCTTTCATTTTTTCAGCCCACTCTTTGTTTTTCCAGCGATTAGTGTTACTATTGCTAATAACTATACTTCGTCTTTTCTTAAGTATCTCGTAAGTTTTGCTGTTTATTTTTGTGTAGCGGTTTTCTTGTCCGCGCTTCTTTTGGTGGCACATTGCCCAGAACGCATAGGCTAACTCGTCTGTTTGATATGCTTTCCATAGCATCCAATGGGCAACAAAATGCACTCTTGATGGGATTGATATTAAGTTATCAGGAGAATCTCTACCGCCCAGCGACTTAGGACAGATATGATGTATCTCAGGGTAATCTGATGTGTATGTGTAATGTTCTAATAATGATTTATATCTGTTAAGATACAACTCATTCACTGGTGTTGGTAGTCGCATAAATGTTATTTATGCGACGTATGCTATAACGAATATATATTATAAGCCGGCAGGAGCGGCTGGTGGGGCATACTGCTTACGGACATCTTTGAGCTTTTCTTTGTATTCAAAGCTACGAACATCTTGCATCTGACGTAGCTTGCTCAATTGTCGCAATGTCAAACGAGTCTTACGCAGCTGATTCTTTTGAGGCTGACTGTTGTCTTGAGCAACATCTTGGTAGCCTTCAGGTTCACGGTGGTAAAGTTCGTTTAAGATCATGATCTTTTATTTATGCTGTCGGTGGTGGTGGAACTGCTGTGGGTGCTGTTCCTGCACCTGCTGGTGCACCTGGCAAGGCACCTGCATCGGGTGCGCCTGCAGGAGGCATTGCTGCCAGTTCTTCACCGGTGTTGATATCTGCTTCCATGCCTGCTGGAGTGATGCCAATACTGCGTAGATCTTGTCCTTGTGTAGTACTTAACTCAGGTTGATCACGTTCTTCACGCCAGAGTTTTTCGTTCTCTACAATCTCTTCTTGACTCAATCCCAAGTAACGTTCCATCAAGAAACGCTTACTCATGTAGGGCAATTGCTCTAGTGCACCAAATGTGCTCACACGGCTGGTGTCCATTTCTGCTTGACGATAACTGGCAAAGTTCTGTGGCGGACCTAGCACAATATCAAAAATACTGTTATCGATGTTAAAACCACGCCATTTCATGAACATCTTGAATTCATCATCAAGTTTTTGCATGATTAAACGCTGTAAACGTTCGCAATACTGGTTGAATCTATACTCTTGTATCAGTGCTGTGCCTACTTTTCCGTCGTTCATTGCACGGTCCGAGTCGTCGGGTCCGGTGGGCAAATAGCTTGATGGCACACGCAGGCCACGGGCCATTTTGTTGTTAAAGTACTTTAAATCATCAATTTCGCCCAGTCCTGTACCACCGGGTAGGGTGTCTACACTAGAACCACGTCCGTCTGCTGTTTGTGGGAAAAAGTAATCTTCGTTGATACTCAATGGATTGTAACTAGCATCCATCAAGTTTGCGCCGCCGCCATTCACAGTGGGAATTCTACGCTGGTGCATTTCGTTTTTAACACGCTCAACAAAGGCCATGGCCATGTGGCTGGGCATGTTGCCCACGTCAATTTTAAACACTCTACGTTCTGGAGCACGGCTCACACGATAGATCAGCACAGAGTCTTCCAGCAGTTCTTTTTGTTTGTAAACTTTGAAGATGTTTTCTAAAATACTTTGTCCAAATGGCCAAAAGTAATCCAAGCCTTCATTTAGGCTCAGGTGCACCACGTGCTTGGCATCAATACAGGTTTCATTCATGGCCTGTGCAAATCTACTGTTGCCCACAGTGCCACCGGCTCCACCACCAGATCCACCACTGGGACTTGAGTAGTTGGTTTGTCCTGTACTACCTGTTGATCGGCTCACATAGTAGTCGCTGGTGGTTTTTTGTGCAATACTTAAATTTTGAAAGTTGGGGTTAATGTCACGAATAATGTACTGCTCAGGACGTTTGCCTTCTGATTCGTTCACAATCACACGACTGACTTTGACCATGTCAACCCAGTACATTTCAAATGTTTCTGGATCACGCACAAACAACTGATCGCCATACTTGATGGTGTTACGGAACAGTTTGAACATGCGCTGATCCAACTTGTTCAGTTTGGTCCATTGCTGTAACTGCTTTTTAATGATTTCTACTTCGTGATCAGTGGGAGTATCTTTGAATGTGATATCAAAGGGTGTGTTGTTATCTTCGTTGTTCTGTGTGCTGAATTCTGCAATGATGTCCAAACATGCATTGACTTCCGAATCAAGATCCATGTTTTCATACTGATTATAACGCTCAATACGATTGGGGTGACCAGAATACACTTCAGGCAGTCTACTGGCATAGTTGCGGAATGCAAAATCATTACCTGTTCCGGCGTTGCCAGTGTAGCCATTTTGGCGATCGTAGCCCGGCAGGCCAGATTGATTGCGCCCAGAGATAGGACTCAGTTGGCCATTGGCGTCACCTGCGGCCACTTTGAAATATTTCATCCACCCGCGTTTACGACCATTCTCTGTTTCAGCCATTTAATTGTTCCTTTTGCGTACAGCAATATTTACCGTGATCACTGTGCATACTTCAATAATTGCTCTGACACGCCCACTTGAGCTTGCATTATGCGTACCATTTGGTCTAGTCTATCAAGTTGTGCTGTCATCATGCTCATTTGTTCTTCATTGCCGACCATTTGCACTGGTATTGTCTTGCCATCCGGCAATGGAACCACTGCTTCAGACTGCCCGGCTTCGCCTGCCAGTACATTTGCTCCACCCGGCAACGGAGGAACTATGCCACCGTTGGCAGCTTGAAAATGCACAGGATCTTGAGGTACTTTCTGCGTTAACCCGTATTTTGCAAGAGCAGACACAGCCGCTGGATCTTGATAATTTTGAATATCAACTGCTTCGCCTCGTTCGTGTAAACTTCGTCCCGGTTTACCAATAGGCATGCCGCTGGCAGTTTTACCAGTTCTGCCAGCTGCCACTGATTCGTCCCATATTCTTTGTTGATCTTCAGGATCTCGTTTGGCACTGTTGATCTGTAACACACCGCCGGTCAATTTGTTATATTCAGTTGCAGCGGCAATGACGGAATCTTTAAATGTAGAATTTAACGCTTCAAAGTTTTGTTGGCTGCCAGATTTAGCAGTAAATTTTAATATTTTTGTTAAATCAACTTTTTCAGCGGCCGAAGCAGAGCCAGATCCTTCAGGAGGCCGAGGACTAGGTTTTGCCGGGGTCGCTCCGCCTGCACCTCCACCTGCACTTGCCGCTGGCTTGGCTGCCGCTGGCTTGACTGCTGTTGAGCCTGCACCTCCGCCCGAAGCAGCAGGTGCTTGTTTACCACCACCACCAAAGAGTCCACTCAAGAAGCCGCCAACCCCACCACCACCGCTGCCACCACCCGCAGTAGGCGAAGTGCCTGGTCTTGGTGCGGCCTGCGCGGCAGCCCCAGGTTCATCACGTTTTTTGGTTGTAACGCCTGCCGCATTGGCCATCTTGGTCATGGCTTCAATGGTTGCATCAGTGGCGTTGGCCAGCCCTTTCATTCCAGTTGTAACAGGAGTTATACCAGCGTTGATTAAATCTTGCAATTTATCACGCGATGCGCGATTGGCATCCTGCAGATCTGTCATGTTCTGCGTGGTTTTGTCTGTAACGTTTTGTTGTTCTTTAGCTGCCGCCAACTGCTCTTCAACTGTGCCGGTTGCTTTCATGGCCACCAGTTTGTTTTGTTCTTGGAAGCCTATAAACGTCTCATTGTTAACACCCATTTTGGCCAAATCTTTGGCGTAACCTGTTACATTTGCTGCTGCATCTTTCTGTGCGGCTGCCATGAATTCAGCCTGCGTAAACGTTTCTTTTCCTGCAACTGCGGCCGCGTTGGGCATTGTCAACAGCAACTTCTGCGCTTCTGGAGTATTCAAACTACCTGACAATATGTTCAAGAAACCCTTGCGTGTTTCAGGAGCCACTTTGTCCAGCATGATCTGTGTGGCTTCAGCTTGTTTGAGTTGTTCTGCAGCCGCTGTGTCTCCCATGGCAGCACGTTGCTCTAATTCTGCTTTGTAGGCAGCATAGCGTTCTTCTGCCAATGCACTTTCGCGTGACTGTTCCTGTTGTTCTCTGTTCTTGCCGGTAATTTTTGCTAATAAATCTGTTTCTTTGATGTAGGCGGCCGCTGCCACTGCTTGTTGTTCTGCAGACATTTTTTGCCGAGCACCTGACAGCC